CCGCTTCTGGAATTGTGCCCATTACGATCTGTCTGCCCTCTCCGGCAATCTGTCTTACGTTAACGTGCTTGTACAGTTTGGAATATTCCAGAATATTCTCACGGATAAGTCCGAGCATTACTTCCGGAATAGTGAGGCCAACGTTCGAGAGGGCTCTCTTTTCCCTGATGCAAGTCCTTACCTCACCGATGAAGCTCTGTACGTCTTCTCTTTCGATGAACGCTGTCCTTTCCTGTGCGTTCATGCCGTAGAACTTTCTTCTGTTCATTACTTTGGTTTCCTTTCTTTCTTCTACTGGTGCCGGCTCTGTCTCTGGTTCTGGTGCCGGCGTTTCCTGTTCGATCTCGACTTCTTCAAGTTCTTTTTCAAGACCTCTGATCTCGTCGTCGAGTGCGGCCTTTGCGTCTTCGTGATCCTTTTTCTCGGTCTCGAACTCTTCGACCATCTCTCTTACGGCTATCTGCTCTTCTTCTGTCTCGGCCTCATTTATAGCGGCCTCCAGTTCTGTGCTTCTTGCCTCGAAATCAGCATCCTTGCCCTCGAGCTCCGCAAATGCCTTGCGCTTGTTGTCGAGCTGCTTCTTAAGCATGAGTGCTCTAAGTGCCATTACTGTTCTCCCTTCAGTTTGCTCATCATTTCAGCGCGCCACGCGTCCGCTTTACGCTTAACGATCTCTTTGTATTCTTCTTTTCGAGCCGTTACCGACGTTTCAGAATACGCCGGGAACGTGCACACCGACACCTCATAGAGCTTTACCTTTTTAATCGTCCAGTGCACAGATCCATCGTCAAGGAACTCGGTTTCCTCTTCGAGAATGTCGAAGCCGAAGCTGCACTGGTTCACGTCTCCACGCTGAACACGGGCATACAGGTCCATCGCTGCCTGATCGTTCGGATTGATTAGGATTGATCCCCACAGGCCCTTTTCGTCTTCGCGGAGTTCAAGCGTTCCCGCTTTGTTGCGTCCCAGCACATACATGGTTTCGTGGTCGATTAGTGCGCGAACATCATCATCAAGCGCATCCGTAAATGCTCCCGGTGCAACGCTCTCGCTGGCATCGTTCCATATCTGGTAGTCGCTATTAAAAACGGCAAAGTACCCTTCGATTCTGAGTTCTTCGCCGTCTGCTCGTGTAGTAAATTCTGATGCTATAGCTCGCATCTGTCTTGCGGTTCTATTGTTCTGTTTTTCCATCTTTTACACCTCTCAGCTTGCACCTTGCGGCCCCGTCGGTCTGATAATAATGACTGGACACGCTGCAATACCGTAAAAAAACACACGGCTTATCCGTGTGCTTACACCATATTTCTTTGCGCTTTCCTTTTACCTCGCAGTCATTACATAGCAGTGCCATTATTCCGCACCACCTTGTATTAGCTTGCCCTGCATCCCTATCATGTCTACAGGTATGTAGTTTTCTAATATCCGCAGCTCGTCAAGACCGTCAAGCGGGCTCATGCCTATGCGATCACGCACCTCGTTACCTGTCACATAACCTTTATCAGACAAGTTGCCGAATACATCCGCTATTGTCTTAATATCCCAGTTCATAAGCGACAGGATATTAAACTTAACGTACCATTTCGGGTTAAGTATCAGCTTGCGTGTCAGTTCCTGTTCGATTTCTTCTGCAACCTGTCTAACCTTTGTGGAAATAAACGCGTTCCATGCCTCTTGGTTGTATTCACCCACGCCCAGAACAAACGGCGGTACACCAAGTATTGACGCAACCGTTTTCTTGTCGAGTGTAACCACATCAGATATTGCCAAATCCGCAAGGCTGAGTGGTTTCACCGTCGTTACGTCGAACTGGTCTGCCGGTATAAGCCACGGCTCGCCAGCGTTTGAGCTTTCGACGTATTCTTCCATCAGCTTTTCACGGCCTTCTTTATTCGAGAACTCGTCAATTAAAGCGTCCACTTTCACGATTACGCTCGGTTTCCACTTTGATTCCATAAAGCCCTTCTCGGTTTTGGTGGCTTGTTTCAGATTGTTCGCCACATCCTTAAGCTGGACCGTTGTACCCTTTCCTTTCCACGGGTAAAAACGATCAGGATTGTCTACAAAATGCAGCACATCACCTGGATCGTATGCTTTGCCGTCGATAAATACCCTGTAACCTTTGCCGTTAGGGTTAACGTCAAACGATACCCGACTGGCAGATATTGGCTCGAGATTGCTTAGCAGTCCGCGGCTTGTCGTCACTTTGACCACGCTGTTGCCCCTGCCGTATAAAAGCAGGTTCATAACGATAGCCTCCATCCAAGTGCGGCGCGTCATGTACTTATACGGGTCTATGTCGAGCTTTCTCGATAACTCGTTGTAAATTCTTACATCGCCGCTGTTACTGTTTTCCATCAACATGATTGACATTGACGAGATCAGCGACGCAATGCTCCGGCAAGCCGTAAACACTTCCGGGTTGTCTGCAAGCGAAGTATAACCGGCACATTCCAGCGTTTTGTCTTCTATGCCGCTGACAGCTACACCGATCACCGGCTTAGTGTTCTCGCTCTTTGCAGATCTGTGTTGTCTTTCTCTTTTTCTGCTCATTATTTGTTTCCCCACCACTCGCGAGCTTTTTCGCGCTTCTCCAAATTCTCGAGTAGTTGAACCGTGCCAAACACTGAGGCATCGAACATGTCTATCCTTAGCTCTGGCGAAACTTTCTCGTATTGCACCATGTCGTCAGTTTTTTCAATAGCCCGCACGTTCTGAACGCAATACTCATAAGCCTCGGAGTGCAAATAGTAAAAATCGCCATCTTTGGCTCGCTTTTCTATATGTCTAAAGCCTTGCGACTTGACATAGTAATACTGTGGCTGGTCCACGACATTAAAACGCTTAGCTTTCATTTCAAGGAAAAACTCGCGAGCAAATTTCTTGTCCTGTCCCACGACGGCAACATTAAACCCTTGTTGCTTCATTTCAACGAACCAGTTGACTATATCCGAATAGTTTACAGTCTCGCCGTTGCATAATGTGAGCCATCCGTCGTCTTTCCAGCCGAACAGCGGTATGTTGTCTTCGTCAGCCTTACGCGCTGCCTGAGAGACAGGGAAAAAAGCGTGTGTTATTACAATCAAAACGCCTTTATATTCCCCGACCAAAGCCGCAGCCGTTAAGTCGAACACCCTCGACATATCCGCACCGCCATACCACTTTATCGGCAGCTTTGCCAATTCCTCAATCGTCCACGAATACTTCAGATCGGAACGCCGGAACTCTTCAATGTCGAAGTAAGCCTTGACCGCCGATGTATATATATTCAGCGATCGGCTCAGGAAGTCCTTGCGCTGTTGCGGATCGTTTTGGGCTTGCAACGAATCGCTCAACAGTTCGTCCGGTGATACCGTTACGCCGTAACTCAGATTTGCCTTTTCGTGCTGTTCTGGGTTCGTGTAGTCAACGTCCCCACTGTCTGTCTGATCCGCTCGTGCTATCAGCACAAAGAGCGAATCGTCTTTGATAGTTCCAGACACCACACGGATGCCGTACTCCATTCGCCTATAACCGAAGCTGTTGGCATTGTCTCCCGCCGTAGTTATGCCGATCATCAGCTTATTGCGGTAGGCCTTCATTGCCTCCTTAAAACGGTTATACTGTGCCGGCTTTTTATATGCCGCCACTTCGTCAGCTATTGCAAAATTGCAGTTAAATGAATCTTGCGAATCTGGATTTGAAGCTAACGCATGGATGCTCAAAAGGCCGTCTGGCTGTCCGTCTTCGTCTCGAAACTGATAGTCGATGCTGTGATTAAAAGAATTATCGAGCAGCCGAACGTCCTTATCTTTGTCGAGTTTTTTATAAATAAAATTAAACTTCAAAAAATTGAACGCCTCGAGAGCTTGCTTCAAAGCGTTCGCAACGATATACACTTTTGAGCCGGATCTCCGTTGTAGGATCCCGACCGCAAAGGCCAGTGCCGCAATAAACGACGTCTTGCCGTTCTTACGCCCGACCATAATAAGAGCCTCTTTATATCGTCGCTCGTCTGTTCCTATGTAATACCATCCTAACAGGTTTACCACCGTGAACACTTGCCACGGCTGCAACTCAAAAGGCTCACCCAAAAGCGGCCGCCCTTGCATATCCTCGCCTTGTTGGTGAACAAAAAACCCCTCCATGATCGAGCAGACCATGTTAGGGTCTCTGGGCCTTAGTTCTATGTCGTCGCGTTCTAAATCGTTCAAAAACCGCTGCCCTGCTTGTTGCACTTCTTTGCCGGCTATCTTCTTCCCGGTCACAACTTGTTCGGCGTATTCTCTCGCGATTCCTATATAGTCTTTTGCTTTTATCATACTCCGATGTTTTTCAGCACCTCACCAAGCGACATTGCTGCGTTCCCCGGTGCCTTTATCGCATCAGCATTTAACCGCTTAAGTCCGGCGGGTGTTAGGCCCAAATCCCGCCAGTATGCCAGCGCGGTCTTGTTTAAATCGTCTATAATTGTGAGCGTCGGGTTTTTAACCTCGTTCGAGAATCCGTTAGTGTTGACGCGCTCAATAGTGAGCTGGCTGCCGTTCGCTTTGAAGTCTTCGACTGCGCTGTCCCTCATTTCCATAATTTCGGCAAGCGTCTCGATTATGGTGTCAAAGTACGGCATATATGTGCCCGCGTCCTTACACGCTGCCTTTATTCTGTTTGCCCACTCTTCTTTTGTCATAACTCATATTTGCATTTGTCCGGAAACGCCTCACGGATATATCTACCGACCACGCCTTTTTCAAAACTTGAATCGTCTGTCGACAAAAAAACCTCGTTACCTTTTGGCTTGTCTATTTCGTTCTGGATCTTCACATCATCGACAACAACGCCGCCGATCTTGTGCTGGTTTCCGTAAAGTGATCGGAACATCGGGTAATTCGGAAACGTGTCGAGCGTTCTCAGGCCCTTCTTCCGGTTTATCAGCATCGGAACGTGCAGTGCATAGTCAAGACGGTCATAACCTTTATCGCGCAAGGCCCGAGCCGTTTCCTTCAACTGAGCAGAATACCTTGAATCATTCCCGCCATACTTGTTCGTAATCTTTTTCGCTCGTGCCCAAAGTGTTCCGGACAGCATCGGCGTGACGGTCTTCACCTTCTGCATCACAAAAAAGTCGTCGTTGAACAGCCAGAAGTCCGGCGTAATCTCCTCGTTTTGGCAAATAAGCCGTATCGTGTTGCTGACCTTCTGCCACTTGTTCGGACCATGCTGAACTAACTCGACCATCTCGTCTGGCTCTATTCCGTCCGGTCTGCCTCCGTATATCCATATTTTGCGATATGGGAAATTCTTACAAACTGACCGGAGCGAGTATTTTAATTCGTCGCTGTCGTATGGATTTTTTAAGATATACACAATATCGTGTTTCACTTGTTTGCCCCTTCGGCTCTTATGATTTCTTTATATGTGTCCGAGCCCCAATGCTCCGCTAATACGCCACGAGTAAGGTCCTTCATTTCAACGTCGTCAGCTCGTGCAATGTATTCCATGAGCGCGGTCGACTGAAGCAAGATCTCACTGAGCCCCTTTATTCTCGACAAGCTTTTCTTGTTATCAAAGTTTCGTTTGACCGTCGCGGCTTTTCCTGATGAGTGACGGATAAACTTCTGCTTTGCAAGACATTCCAGATTAAACAGCTCGTCCTCGCCATACTTCAGGGCTTCATCGAATCGTATATCCTTCACCAGCTCAGCAGCATATAGCTTGTTCCATACCATGCACCAGCATTGTGGCAGTTTGCTCAACGGATAGTCCCCTCCCGCGTTCCTGTACTTGAACGCCGTCAAGTCCTTCTCCGCATAATAGCGATAATGGTTTGCTTGCCATATCTGAGAGCCACCCTTTGCAATCATGCACCCATAAAGCCACAGCCCTTTCGGCAGCATTTCGTCGTCCGCATCAAGGAATGTGATCCAGTCACCCTGCGCGTGATCGAGCCCTGTGTTTCTTGCGCCGCTCACTCCCGGAGTGTGTTCGTTCTCTATCAGCTTGAACCTTTTATCTTTTGGCATCCGGACCTTCTTGTCGTAGTCGCTCACGAAAAGGAACTCCGCGTCTTCTGGCTGCGCTTTGAGTGAATCTATGCAGCGTTTGATCCATTTACTTGCGTTCTTGTATGGTACGATCACTGTTATCATGTTTTTTGCCTCGCTTTGAAATTTAAAAGCTCAAATTCGCCGTGTGTATAAATGTT